ACAATGCAGGTCAGTTAATTACTAATCTACAAGAACACCCCAACTGTATCTTGTTGTTAGACGAAGTTGAAAAAGCCCATCCAGATGTTCTAACTGTTATGTTGCAGTTGATGGATAACGGCTTTATTACTGGCAGCAATGGTAAGAAAGCTGACGGACGTAACGCTATTATCATTATGACCTCTAATTTAGGTGCCGCAGATGCTGAAAAGAACAGTGTAGGCTTTGGTAGTTTAGAACGTGACAGTGATCCCAAGGATGCTGTTAACAAGTTTTTTGCTCCTGAATTCCGTAATCGATTAGATGGTACTATCAAGTTCGGTAAGTTGGATCAAGTTAACATGATCAAAGTTGTTAAGAAGTTTATTGATGAACTTAATGCACTGGTCAAAGATAAGAATATCCATGTCAAGCCCAATACAGAAGCAGTCGAGTATCTAATTGCCAAAGGCTTTAACAGCAAAATGGGTGCTCGTCCACTACAACGTACCATTGACGAATACATCAAGAAGCCACTGAGTAAAGAAATCTTGTTTGGTAAGTTAACCAACGGTGGAGTTGTTGAAGTTAGTGTTGAAAACGATAACCTTAAACTTCATGTAGTCGATGTAATGCCCATTGAAAAAGCAAAGGTCGTAGATGATAATCAAAAAGCTGAAGTCCAGTAAGCTATTCTTTAATAAATGGCCCTACAAAGTAGAATGCATCCAAGCGGGTGCTTCTAGGGTAGTTCATAGTGGCGTAGGTCTTTGCAGACAGTGGTGTGAAACAGGCAAAGGCATACGCTTTAATCCGTATGATACTAGAATCTTAGATGCTAAAAAGTTTTTATCATTTATTGATGCTGTAGAGCCATTTTTAGATAGAAAAGAAGATATACAGATTAGAGTTGAAAATAGTCACTTTAACTTGTTCTGCAGGGATGTTGGTGTTCTTGAAGAAATTGATGATGCCCTTGATCAATGGATTAGGAAAATTAGTGGTCCTACAACTCAAGAAGAACTTGAATTTTTATTAAGTAATGGGCATAAGAAGATTCTATGCGACACCTATCCCAAGGATATGTACAAGTATAGAGTATTTTTTAAGAGTAAATTCTCTCCAGATAAAAGATCAGCATTTTTAACCTGGGCAGACAAATACGGACACAGCATAGTAATAAGTGAAACTAGTAGACGCTGGCTTATGAGTCAACGACACTACGCACAAGACCCGTTTATGTATGTTATAGACGATAAAATGTTGAGTATGGTAGGATTATACCTTAGCGGATACGTTAAAAAGACCGAAGAGTTCATCTTGCGGGAGAACGCATTAGTGGCATAAATAACGTATTATGCCAGCACTCAGTCAAAATCTCATTTTTCATACCACAAGCGGTACCGCTACGGTTCTTGTAAATTACACAGGAACTGGAACTGTTCAAACCTTTATCAGCGACCAAGTTAAAGGAGACGGATACTTCGGTGGAAGTGATGGATTCCATACAGTAGCATATAACACTACTCGATACTTCATTGGGACTGTTACTATGCAGGCTACTCTAGCATCAGAGCCAGTATCAGCAGACTGGTTTACAGTATCAAATACAGATGTAAGATACACAGAATTCGACAATAGAACACAATCTAATGTCGATCTTTCTAACTTCACAGGTAACTTTGTATGGGTCCGGGGACACATACAGATTGAAGAAGGCGCTGTTACATCAATCCAATACAATCATTAATATTTTATGAAACTACTAGAATTTTTTAACAAGCCCACTGATCCTCAGAAAAAGAACAAGGATGATCCAAGATTTGAAGATGATTTATTCTGGTACATTCTTGACCACGATAAACTACACAAAGACTATTTCTTTCCTATTGCTAAAAAGTTAAAGAGTTTAAAAGAGTGCAGTCCATCAATGGTCCTAGAATTATACATGCCCATGGTTGAAAAGGGATGTAAAGAGTATTATCAAGATAAAAAGATGACGGGCAAGTTAGGTAAAGTATTTTCTAAAGAAGTTAGAGAAAGTCTTTGCCAAAGAATTCACGATCATTTGTATGACGACATTCAAGCAGACAAGTATAAGTTAGGGTAATAACATGCAATTAAATGAAGGCGGAAACGTAGTACCAGGTGCAATTGAATTACAAAAGGCAAATTTTCCTTTAGTAATGGCCAACCTAAAAAAGATTCTTCCACAAGGACTAAATTTATATCCTATCGGTTCAGCAGGACACAAAGAAGTCAGCAGTGACATTGATGCACTAATAGATGCCAGCGAACTAATGAAGGCTTTCCCTGCTAAAGAATTAAAACTAAGTCGAAAAGCCTTAGAAGATTATTTTAAGAGCAAAGGCCTGTTCGCCGCACGTACAGGTGTTAGTATTCACGTAGGTATTCCAATTGGTAGTACACAAGATGTAGTACAAGTTGACCTAATGGCTGTAGAAAATGCTGCCGCTGCTCAACCACTTCATACACACGACTACAGTGATCCACAGATGAAAGGTGGTACACTTCACGGCATGTGGGCTGACTTGGCTAACCTAAGTAAAGTTGAAGGTCACGATAGTGTTATGATGAGTCCATACAAAGGACTTGTTGATCGTACAACAAAAGAATTAGTTACTAATAACAAGGATGAGATTGCTAAAATCATTATTGGACCAACTGCTACAGCCGCAGACATGGGCAATCCACAAAGAGTATTAGCCGCACTTAAACCATATCCTGAAAAGTATGTTGCTATTAGAGACAAATACTTTCCAGGCGCTGACCTTAAAGAAGGTAGTCAAGAATGGTTTAGATTCCTAATTGATCACATCCTATGAAGATACGCGAATTAATCATAGAAGCCGCAGCCGCAATAGGTCGCAAGTATCAGCACATTGAAGACTTGGTGTTTACTAACGGTAGCACAGGTGGACTACATGCTGTTGAAAGATTACAGAGCATGGGGTCACAAGGCAGTACCATTGAATTAAAATGGGACGGTAGCCCTGTTATGTATTGGGGCAAGGATGAACAAGGTCGCTTCTCAATGATTCCGAAAAACGCTTGGGAATATCTTAAGCGTGGTAAGAGTGAAGTTAGCCCGGGCGTTCCTACAGCAATGTATAGCCCTGAAGATATTAAAAACTTTGTGCTAGGCACAGGTAAAGCAACTCCGGAACAGATGCCACAGCGTCAAGCATTTGCACAAGAGATGATGGATCTTTGGCCCTACTTTGAAAAAGTAAGTCCAGAAAAAGGTTACGTAGAAGGTGGATTATTATTCTATCCAAGTAAGCCTGCACAGTTAAATCCACAAACACAAGAATACGATTTTACTCCTAACATCACAGCCTTCCACATTCCAGTAGCCAGTGATTTAGGCAAGCGTATTAAGACTGCCAAAGTTATGGTCGCCGTCACAGGCTTCTATGACGCACTAGGTAGTAGTGAGGAAGGACGCTATCCAAATGCAGAAGCATTAAGCACACCCGATGTTATTGTACAAGGTACAACCTATGTTGAAAAAGCGCCAGGTGTAGAAGACAAAGGATTAAAGGCAGCCGAACAGTATATCACTGCTAATGCTGCCGCTATTGATGCGTTCCTTGCACCCAAACCAGGATTGAGCAAACCAGGTGACATCCTTTACAAATTCTATAACCAAAACTTACGCACACCCGGAGTTAAGGACAAGTTCCAAGACTGGGTCACTGCTAATGTAAGTGCAGGTCAAGCACAAAAGATTCTTGCAGATCAAACCGGATTAAACGCTGTATTACACAGTGTAGATTTGTTAAGCAGAGAAAAACTACAATTGATTAATAAATTAAGTGCAGGTACACACGGTGGTATTAGACAAACTAAGCCAGAAGGTTATGTACAAGCACACCCAGGCACACCATTTAAACGTGACCTACCTGGACAATTTGTAAAAGCAATTGACCAAGCAAACTGGGCACCAAGGAAAGACTAATATGTTTTTAAGAAATATTTTTGAAGCACTAGCAAGAACTGGAGAAGGCAAGGCCGCAGTTGTTGGTTGGGGCAGAGGCATGGGACACAAGGGTCACATGATGTTAGCCAGTAGTGTTATCACTCATGCAAATCAGCTAAGTGCTGATCCTTACTTTGTTGTTAGCCGCACAGTAGGCAAAGATGATCCTATTACTCCAGACGAAAAGTTAGCCATCTACAAAAAAGTATTTCCAGAACAAGGTCATATTTTCCAAACTGCCACAGATGAGATTCCAGACTTAACCAGAGTTTTATCAGATTTAAATCGTCAAGGTTATACCAGTGCTACCATTGTACTAGGTGCTGATCAAGTTAAGGCATTTCAATACCTAAAGAACTACAACGGCAAGCCAGACAAAGCAGGCAACGTTCCGTATACATTTGATAAGTTAGACGTTATCAGTCGTCAAGAAACCAGCGATCCTAGCAAGGATCAAGAGGGACCACGTGCTACTCCTATGCGGGCAGTATTAATGGATCCTAGTAAATCCGAACAAGAACAATTCCAAGTATGGCGTGATGCTATGAATCCACAGGTCAGTGATGACGAAGTTCGTGATTTAATGATGAAGGCTAAAGAGCGTATGACCGCAATGAATGCTCCTAAACCAAAGAAAGCCAAAACTGTAGCAGAAATTACATTTAAGAAAAGCCCATATGGACGCACTGCCGCTAGTCAACAACGTGCTCGAGAATTACTAAATCCTCCTAAGCCACCTGAGCCCAAAAAAGATGAAAAAACTGACGAAGAAAAACAACGGTTAGATCCTAGTTGCTGGAAAGGCTACAGAAAGCAAGGCACTAAGATGAAGGGCGACACTAGGGTTAATAACTGTGTTAAAGTCAGCGAAGGTGTTGAGAATATCATGGACGCTCTAATCAATAAGATTATTGTCAATGAAGCAATACAGAATAACCGTAAATGATGTTCCACAGGATAGTGGAGATGATGCGTTCCTAGCCGCAGATGATCCTATACATGCCTTAAAGGCAACTAGTATAATGGGCGGATTAGGCGGACAAGCTCGTCTTGCAGAATACAATGCTACACTAAAACAACCTGTTGTAGGTAGTAATAAAGGACAAATACAACGAGAGCAGGGTATTAAACCAGGTACAGATGAATGGTTTAAGTTATGGTTCGGACGTGGTAAATAATACATTATGAAGATACTTGAACTTATTACTGAGAGAAAAAAAGGTAAGTTGACTAAAAGACAACAAAACTCCACACGAGGATTACACACATTCAGTGATTCAGAAAAAGCCAACAGTGATTACACTTTTAACAGAGTTGGCCTTGCTGCCGCAATGTGCGATGGTAAAAATAATCCAGACATTGATTACCTAAGTTGGCTTGGTAAAAGCAAAGTAACTGCTCCATATACTAAAGTAGAAGCCGATATCCTTAAACAAGCCTACAAACTTGCAGGGGCAAATTACAAAGATCTTAACCACGGTGACATGAATAGTAAAGAGTTATCTGGTACCAATACAGTAAGCCCTGTATCAAATTGGAATAAAACAAAATGACCAGCGAATTTAAAAAAATAAAAAATAACGAAGACACTCATTATGTGCTAGAAACTGCCACAAGTGGTGCAACTAGTGCAGGTGTTGTTGCTACAGCTCCTGGAAAGAGGCGTGAAGATAGTATCCTTGCACAAGAAAAGAAAGAAACACCAAAGCCTCGTAACTTTGTAGCCAAGAACGCTAAGATGGGTGGTGCTGGTCAGCACAAAGATAAAAAGAAAGCACAAAAGCAAGGTAGCGTAAAACATAAGAAGCCGCTGGCGGAATCGTATGCCGAAGATCTAGCAAAACAAGTGTTTAGCGCAAACCCAAATATCAAAGACGAAAACGCAGTGTTAGATGCAGCTTGGCCTATAGCAGTAAAAGACCTAGGTAATAAAAGAGCCATGTCTGTATTCAACTATGACGAAGACTTTCCTAGTGACCTAGTAAGTGTCTACGGATGGTTACAAAAAGGCACATCAGAAGGCGTCAGTGATTTAAGTTATGACGCACAATCTCTTATAACAAAACTACGTCGTGATGTAGAAGAAAAAAGATTAAAACCTACTCCACAGGCAGTATTAGCAGCCGCAAGAGAATTAGCAGGTGATATGGAGTTTGCTCCTCAACTGTTAGTAAAACAAGTATTAGGACAAGGTATGGCAGAAGGCTTTAACGGCGAATATGATGACGAAGCAGGTATGGCACATACCAACTTGCTTACTTCAGCAAGAGCAGTTATGGGATTGTTAAAGACTATCGATGATAAAGATAACTTACCAGAATGGGTGCAAGAAAAGATTGCCAAAGCAGAAATGATGTTAGTTGGCGTTTGGGATTATCTACAAAGTCAAAAAGAACAGGGCATTGATCCACAACAGGATGCTAACGAAGCATACGGGCGTTATGATCGTAGAGACGCATATCAGCGTGACTATGACAGTAGCGTAAGTGGAATGGACCGTGGTAACAATCATAGAGATGACGAAAGACCCGATCTAGATCCATCCGATTGGTATATTGTTAAGGATGGGAAAATGTATAAAACATCTGTTTATCCTAATCAAGAAAAAGAAGCAATGGCACGTGGATACAGTCGAACTAGGGAAGAAGCTAAATCAAAGGCTGACAATGCAATGGAAGGCGTAGACCCATACTTTGAATCATTGAGATCCAAAGTTGAGGAACTTGCAAAAAAGTAAGTGAGCAGGAACCTCAAGAACCTGCTGTTGAACCAGCACAGGCTCCTGCTACAGAACCAGTTAAAAAAATTGGTCCGCAACCGAAACTAAAACCAGAGATGTCTTTGGACTATTGGAAAGAACGTTTCCAAACTGCCAATCCAAGTCAGTATCATCAGTTTAAAAATAAAACTCCCGAGAAGAAAGACCAAATGGCAACTGCGGCTTTATACGCTGCTCGCCAACCTAAATAATCTTTGTCAAAACCATTGACATACACCATACAGGTGTGTATAATAAAGACTAACAGGAGATACACATGGGCAAAGCATTTGGCGCACCAGAACAAGCAAAGATTAAACAAATTGTTGCAGAAGGCATGACTGTCATGCAAGAGATTCAAGACCTCACAGAAGGATTGAATGAAACAATTAAAGCAGTAGCAGAAGAACTAGAAGTCAAGCCTAGTGTTATTAAAAAAGCAATTAAGATTGCACAGAAAGATACATGGGATCAAGTATTCCGTGAGTTTGATGATCTTGAAACCATTGTCGACATTAGTGGTCACAGCTTCCGTAAGGAAGATTAATGGACCAGATTACAAATACATTTGTAAACATATACAATTGGGCCAAAGTTGATTATAAAGAATGGCCTACTCGTTTCACCTTAGAAATTACGGCATGGTTCATGAGTTTAGGTTGCTCGCTAGTATTAGCAACGGCAGTAACTGATCCATTGTTTTTCTATCTCTATCCAATATTCATTGTACAATGCGCTATCTTTGGGTGGGCGGCTTGGACACGCAAAAGTACAGGCATGGTTGCAAATTATCTGCTGTTGGTCACAATTGATCTTGTTGGCTACATTAGACTAATAAATAGTTAAGAGTACAGTTTGATCAGCTATAAATGATCATAAAGATGGTTGCCGGCCATAAGCGGTAGGAGAAAAATATGAGTTATGTAGACGCGATCTGGAATCGCGATAAAGACATTATATATGTCGTCGAACGAGATCCTAAAAAAGGCAGGATCTATCAAGAATACCCAGCAAAATACATTTTTTACTATCCCGATCAAAGGGGCAAGTATAAATCAATCTATGGTGATAACCTAAGCAAGGTAACATCTAAAAGCTATAAAGAGTTCATGAAGGAAAAGAAAATCCACAGTGGACACAATCTTTATGAAAGCGACATCAATCCAATATTCCGAAACCTAGAAGAAAATTATCTAGGTAAAGATGCTCCAAAACTAAATGTAGCGTTTTGGGATATTGAGGTGGACTTTGATCCAGAACGTGGCTACGCAAGTCCAGAAGATGCGTTCATGCCTATTACTGCGATTGCTGTTCACTTACAATGGTTAAACACGCTAGTATGCCTAGCAGTTCCGCCTAAGACACTAACAATGGCAGAGGCTGAAGAACAAGTTAAAGACTTTCCTAATACTCATCTGTTTGAAACAGAGGCAGAGATGCTGGAAATGTTCCTACAACTAATTGAAGATGCCGATATACTCAGTGGTTGGAACAGTGAAGGTTTTGATATGCCCTATACGGTAAATAGGATTATCAAGGCATTGAGCAAAGAAGATACTCGTAGACTGTGTCTATGGGACCAAATGCCTAAGAAGCGAGAGTATGAAAAATATGGAAAAGCGGCTGTTACTTATGATCTGGTTGGTCGCGTTCATCTGGACAGTCTCGAGCTGTACCGCAAATACACCTATGAAGAACGCCACACATATCGACTGGATGCAATTGGGGAAATGGAGATAGGTGAATCAAAGACTGTCTATGAAGGCACACTTGATCAACTATACAACAACGATTTTA